GAAGCTTTGGCAGATCCTGCCTACGCAGAATTGCTTGACGGCCTCAGTGCCGCAACCTACGAAGAGGAGGTCAACCGATGGGAACTGGAAGCAGCGAGATTTGCACTGGAAGTCTGGAGAACCAGACGGGCGGACGAGAGAGCCGAGATGAAGCTGACCTAAGTATGCCGTCAGACGCCACAAAGACGCCCTCAGAGACGAGATCTCTTCAAAAAGGTACTAGGGTAGCGCCCATGTCAAAACAAGAGCGTACAGAGCGCTTTCGCCTGCTTTCTGAGATGGGCTGCTGCATCTGTGGTCAACCGCCTCAGATTCACCACCTGATCGGCACGAAATGGAGGGGTATGGGCCAGAAGGCTGACGACCGGCATACGATCCCGCTGTGCCTGAATCATCACACCGGCCAACACGGCATCCACAAAATGGGCATGCGACCGTGGGAGAATGAATTTGGCGATCAGGAACATTTGCTGAACATCACCAATTTCAAAATGAAAATGCTATTAGAAATTCAAAAAAATGGACACTTGAATTTCGACGATTTTGCTCAACAACAAGAGTAAAATCAACAACTTACTTGACATATAGTCCTCCTTTTGATATACTATGGATGTTTTGTTGGAAAACATTGCTAATCAAATTCCGGCCCTGATAAAGGGGCAAAAACTGAAGCTGTGTCCGTTTGAGCAGCAGGTAGTCTGGAATTACGCAAAGGCGTTACAGAGGGCTACAGCAGGCCAGCAAGACTTTGCCGCGAAGATTGAGAATCAACTCCGGACTAATACGATGTCGTTTGGTGCTGAAATGGCGTTTTGCCGGATGGCGAACATCTTCCCAAGATTTGAGTTGTATCCGGGGCAGTGGGATTGCGTCGCCCCAGACGGCAGGCTGATTGATGTGAAGCACGCAGAAGAACATCACAAAAACCTAATCTGCCGGGTTGGATCAAATTCTGCGGCGGAACTTTTTGTACTGATGACTGGAGAGTTTCCAGAATTCACTTACCGTGGAATGGCCACACGCGCTGAATTGCACGAAGAAATCATGGAGGGAAACTATGGCAAGCCAGCCTACTTCCGACACCAAGACAAACTGCACGACAACCTGCTGGGATAACGAATGCCAATCAACTCAAGAGCAAAAGGAAAGTCCGGTGAACTCGAAGTCGTCCACATCCTTCGTGAAGAGTTGGGACTTGAAGCAACCCGAAACCTTGACCAGTGGCGAGATGGCGGGTCTGACATTCTTGGCCTCGATGGCTGGGCAATCGAAGTTAAACGCGCTAAGACACCCAAGCTTTCCGAATGGTGGAACCAAAGTGTCCGTCAGGCTGGAACTACAAAATTCCCCGCACTCTGGTATAGACTTGACCGCAAATATTGGCGGGTTGTAATTCCGCTGCACTCCATCACCCATGATTTCGGACTCAATCTGGATCTGGAATGGACTGTGGAACTCAGCCCGGAAGCGTTCTGCGCAATTGCGCGTGAACACCTAGCGGAGAAAGAAAATGGAGCAGCCGACACCGACCACGGTAGGCCGACCCAGCAAGTACACTGAAGAACTGCTCACAAAAGCAGCAGGGTACGTCGCTTACGCCTACTCAGAAGACAAACTCCCCAGCATCGAAGGACTGGCTCTGTATATCGGAGTAAAACGGTCAACTATTTACGACTGGGCAAAACAACCTGAAAAGGAAGCGTTTTCGGACATTTTAGAAAACATCCTTGCCCATCAGGCTGAAGCCCTTATCAACAAAGGGCTGAGAGGCGAGTACAACTCAACGATCACCAAGTTGATCCTGACGAAGCACAACTACAGCGACAAACAAGAAATGGATCTGTCCAGTAGCGACGGAACCATGCGTCCTACAGTTATCGAACTGGTGGCTCCGTAATGGGAAAGGGGTCTAAGCCGCGTCCAATTCCGGACCGCAAACAGTACGAAGAAAACTGGGACCGCATTTTTGGGAAGAAAAAGCAGGATGAAAGCCCAGCTAAAAATCCCTCCTAAACTTATTCCGGTTTTCAACACACCAAACCTCCGCTACCGTGGAGCGTATGGAGGCCGAGGCAGCGCAAAGACACGAACCTTCGCCTTGATGACAGCCGTTCATGGCTATCGGGTCGGAGAATCAGGCGGAACAGGCCAGATCCTCTGTGGCCGTGAGTTTATGAACTCGCTGGACGATTCCTCACTGGAAGAAGTGAAGTCTGCAATCCGCTCAGTGCCGTGGCTGGAGGACTATTACGAGATCGGTGAGAAGTACATCCGCTCCAAGGATGGCCGTATCACCTACGTCTTTGCCGGTCTCCGCAGATCACTCGATGCCCTGAAGTCCAAAGCCAAACTGATACTGGCGTGGATTGACGAAGCCGAAACCGTCTCCGAGACCGCATGGCGAAAACTAATCCCAACCGTCCGCGAGCATGACTCCGAAATCTGGGTGACTTGGAACCCTGAATCCAAGGAATCAGCGACCCACAAACGCTTCCGTCAGGACCCGCCAGACAACTCCATCATTGTGGAGATGAACTGGCAGGACAACCCGTGGTTTCCGAGCGTGCTGGATCAAGAGCGCTTAGAAGACAAGAACAAGCGCCCGGACATCTACGATCATGTCTGGGGCGGCGACTTCCTTGTCCATGCTGAAGGCGCTTACTACGCCACTGAAATGCGGGAGGCCAAGGATCAGGGTCGTATTGACGTGGTGAACTACGAAACCTCATCTGGCGTGATTACCGCATGGGACTTGGGCATCGGAGACAGCACAGCTATCTGGTTTGCGCAGTTCATCGGTCCAGAAATTAGAATCATCGACTACTACGAATCCAGCGGCGTGGGCTTAGATCATTACGCCCGTGTGCTTCAGGAAAAAGGCTACACATACAAAGAACACATCCTGCCGCATGACGTGCGGGTGAAAGAACTGGGGTCAGGCAAGTCTCGACTGGAAACGCTCGACAGCCTCGGCGTCAGTCCAGTAACCATTGCCCCGCAGCTAATGGTGGATGACGGAATCCAAGCTGTCCGCTCCATGCTGAAGAACTGCTGGTTCGACGCAGAACGCTGCGAGCGAGGCATTGACGCATTACGCCAATACCACCGAGAATACGACGACAATGGAAAAGTATGGCGTAGCCGGCCCGCTCACGACTGGGCATCACACGGAGCAGATGCGTTCCGATATTTGGCGGTTGGCTACAGACCCGCCCAAACAAACTGGGGCGAACCCTTGCGAAGGGGGCTGAGAGGAATCGCATGACATGATCTTGGAAGGAATACTGAACGCATTTGCCCCGCAGAAACAGCGGACCCAATTCGACGGTTACTCCCAAGAAGAGATCGACAGAATTCGTGCGCTCGAAGCGCAACAGCAGGCTGCCCAAGCAGGGTATGGCCAGCAGCAGCAATTCTATTCAGCGCCGACCATGCCATTTTTTGGCGGCATCGACGCAACCAAAGTATCTGAACAAGACCTGATCGCAGCCGGCGAAGACTACAAGCGTTCCGTGCCTGCGGGTTATGCGTCCGTCCCCGGCCTGCTCGCTGATGTTGTAACAGCACCGCCAAAAGCTTTGTTTGATGTTGGCCTACGCGCAGCAGGCAAAGAGGATCTCGCAAGACAGATCGAATACTTCCCGCTGACGACTTCTTCGTACAATGCCGCACGACAGGCAATGGACCAGATTTACGGCGCTCCGGCTCCAGAAATGTCGCCCACTGCGCAGGATCTGGCGTTTGGAATGTCCTTGTATGGCGATCCGCTCGCCATCGGCGGCACAGGCGGCAGAGTTGCAAAAAATATCGCCACAAATATTCCCAAGATCGCTGAAACCACAAAACAAGTTCTAGGTCAGGGCAAGACTGCCGTCGAAAGCTTGCTGCAGCCGCCTGCTCCGGGCGAATTGCGCATGATGATTGGTCCTACTGGCGCTATTCGCAGAGAGGGCCAAGGCGCTGTTGAGCAGCGTCTGAGAACCGCAGAGCGCATGGAAGAGCAAGGCGCAGATCGTCTCGACATCTTCCGTGAAACCGGCATGCAGCGTTTCCCTGATGGAAAGTGGCGCTACGGCGAGATTGATGATGAGCCAGCAAAGCTGTTGAACATTGGTCGCGGCAACCCGACGCAGTTCCAAGCCAATTGGCTGGTGAAGAATGAAGGCATGGACCCGGCTATTGCCAGAGATCCAGCCAAAGTTGATGAGTTCATCCGCAACATGTCCAAGGATCGCTGGGACTTTTTGCGGAAGCAGATCCAAAACGATTGGGATTACGCCAACTTTTTGGGGCCGCACTCAAAGAGGCCGCTGTCCAAGCTTCTGGATCACCCGCAACTCTACGAAGCCTATCCCGGCCTCAAGAATGTAGACGTTGTGTACAACTCCGGCATGCAGCCGAACAGCGCCCATTTCGTAATCAACAAAGAACACCCGCGCGGCGCTATTTATTTTGGCACGCCGTCTGGCGGCGCAGAAAACTTTCGCCAAGTCCTGCTTCACGAAATCCAGCACTACATTCAGGGCGCTGACAGCCTTGGCTCTGGCGCTAATTACGGTCTTGAAATCAATCGACTCAAGGAATTTAGGACCGCAACAAAAGAAGAGATAAAAGATTACAAGCGAGGCATGGAAATCGCCAGAAACTGGCGGTCCGAATATCCGAAGGGATCAGATGACTGGAATGCTTGGGACCGAATTTACAAAGAAAACGAGCAGGCTAAGGAAGAAGCCTTGGGCATAATTCGCCCAATTCAAAAAGACCAAGAACTGAAAAGAAAAGCATTTGGCAATTACCAGCGTTCGTTTGGTGAAGCCGAAGCCAGAATGACCCAGCAAAGCGGCTTGCTGACGGGCCGTGAGCGTGGCGACATTCCTGCGTATGAAAGGTTTGACATGCCAGAGAGTGAGCAGCGCCCGTCTCTGCTGGATTTGCCGGGGTATTCCCGCGAAAACCCGATGGAAGCCGGCGTCATGGATTACGGCATGCGCCATCGTCCACCAGACCCCGAAGTAGGGAATACGCTAGACGACTTGTCGGCCATCTATCCAGAAGATTTGTATTCAGACAAAGGCTGGCACTATTACGGCCAAGGCGGCACTGAAAGCATAGCAATGGACAAGGCGTCTGCTGCAATCCTCAAGCGTTTGCGCGGCAATCCAAATGCAGAAGTGACGATTTATCGCGCCGTTCCAAAAGACGTAAATGAACTCAACGCTGGCGACTGGGTAACGATCAATCGGGAATACGCAAAACAGCACGGTGAAGGGCCGCTCAAGGGAGACTACAAAGTAATCTCCAAGAAAGTACGCGCATCCGAATTGACCACTGAAGGCAATTCCATACACGAGCAAGGGTATTTCCCCAATCGGCTGATGGACTTCCCAATGGAATCCGTCGCCTCTCCAAAAATTGGCAGCCCAAGCCGGGTCAATAAAGCAAAAACAGAGGTCCCCGGATTTCGCAGCTTATCCCGCGATATGACCCCGGAAGAACTTTCGATGGTCGAAGGAAATCCGCAGTGGCGGAAGATGACACAAAGCATTGTCGATACGTCAAAGACCCTGCCAAGCCCGTCTGAATATGCGGCTGTCGCCAAGGCTGGCGGCGTCAAGCGTGGATGGTATGCAGACAGCGAACAGGCAATTCGTCATATTTTTGACAACCCATCTGCGCCAGATGATCCGGAGCGTTTCACCGCGCTTCTGGCTGCCCTGTCCCCGCAAACTAGCGTGCAATCAAATCTGAAAAACGCGCTATCAACGTGGAACAACTGGATTAAGGCTGGCCGTCCGACCGACAAAGAAAAGATCCTTAAGATCATGGGCGAAAGCGTTGAGGGCGATAAGGGAATTGAATCTGTGCTGGACGCATGGAAAAACAACTCATTCCGCGCCCTAACCGCAAGAGACGCAAGAGACATGATGGGCGACGTTGGCCTGTCTGGTCCGAAAGTCCACAGCTTCATGCGCAATCTGGCCGGCGTTTCTGACGAAGTGACCAACGATGCGTGGATGTCAAAGCTGTCCGGCGTCAACCAAGAACTATTCAGTGGCGCAACCAAAAAAGGAAGAGGCTCCCGCTTTGTTGATGAATATGGTCCGCTGGGGGTGAAAGGTCCGGGCTACATGGCCCAGAACATCCTGACCCGTCGCGCAGCAAATCTGTTGGACTGGAAGCCTGCCGAAATTCAAGAGACCACATGGACGCTGGGCAAAACCCTGCTGGATCTTGCTACACAGCCTGAAGCTGTCAGAAAGTCTGTTCTTGGTGCTGGTCAGCGCGTCCCAGAAAACCTTCTTGGCCTCAGCCCAAGCAGTGCGGAAGATGTTCTGCGCAGCGGCGTATTGTCAGATGAGATCTTGTACACGACCCCGGCATTTGGCGACCTGATGAAACAGAATCCGTACCGCAACATACTTGGAGAAGGCGGGTATTCTGCCGAAGGATTCAGTTTGCCGTCTCCGCAAATGTCTACCCCGTATGAACGTCTTGGCGTCTCTGCGGCGGAACTTGAGCGGACTACGGAGGGCAAGAACCTGATTCGTGCATCTAAGCGCCTTGACGCTGTACAGCGCCGGTCTGATGCCATATCTGCGGTAGACGCAGCCCGCAAGGCAATGGAATCTGCGTCAACGCCAAAAGAAGTGAAGGCCGCTCAAAAGATGATGCGCGACGCACAAAGGGCGCTTATAAAATCGTCCAAGGAATTGAAAAACATGACTTTCGAGCCTGAGTACAGAGGACTTCTGGCAAAATGAAAACCATGTATTATTTGCGGGTAGGAACTTAATCAAGGGCCGAAAATGGCAATTACAAATTACGCAAACCTCCAGACCGCTGTTGCTGATTTCCTGAATCGCGACGACCTGACGAGCGTTATTCCGACCTTTATCCAGTTGGCGGAAGCCCAAATGAACCGGGACATTCGCCATTGGAAAATGGAGACCCGCTCTAGCGGTCAGCAGACGGCTGGCGATCAATATATGCAGATTCCTGCAGATTGGCTGGAGACCATTCGCTTCCATGTGACTGGCGCAGGAACAAGCCCGCTGGATTTGATCTCACGCGCTGCAATGCAGGACAAGCGTGCTGGCGCTAACGACACAAGCGGAACCCCGGCGTATTACTGCCACGCAGACAGCCAATTTGAACTGTATCCGACCCCAAATGCGGACACCGATGTCGAATTGCTGTATGTGGCCAAGATTCCGGATCTGGCGACGAATTCCACGAACTGGCTGCTCGAAGATGCGCCAGATGCGTACCTGTATGGCTCTCTCTTGCATTCA